CATAAGGTGTCCAGCCTCAATGCCCCAAATCGTTGAATAACGCCCGTTTAAGCCAGTTTGGTGTCGGACTGCACCCTGCCTATGGCTATGCCCACAAACTACGCTAGAATGCCACTTTTTAGCCAAATTAAGACCAGTTATACCTGCATGCTTAGACATGTTGCCTTCATCGCCATGAGCCAAGTGCCAGCCCTTTTCAAACTCGTAGGCTCGCTTATGGAATTTGATGCCTAAGCTGCTGAAATCCATAAACTTCTCATAAGCCAATTCCGGCAATCCAATAAGTGATGGCGCACCCTTGAGCAAAGTTTGGTAAATTCTATCTGTGTGATTCGATCTGACAATATCGGTCGTGCCTAGATCATAAAGTATTTCTTGACCAAGTTTTCTTTCCTCATCAAGGGTTTCCGCAAATTCTAACTTTGTCCCCTTTGCCCAACGGCTTTGTGAACCAAGATCCATTTCATCACCAACATTTAATACAAAATCAAACTTTTCGTGTCTTGCCATTTTAATCAGATTCGAAACTGCCTTTGGATGATGCAAAGGAATCTGCAAGTCAGGCGTTACAAGATACCTGCGATTGACCTTAATCGTCATCCTCATCGTCAGTTGGATCTATGGAAGGAATGATCCCACCATCGCCTACGACCCAATCAGGAAAAGTCTTATGTTCAGTCATAAGCCAGAAAGCATGTTCAGGCGTAAATCCTGCTTTTCTAGCTGCTTTGTAACATTCGTGCAAAGCCAAATAATGCTGATCGATTTTGCTTAATGGCTCAGGAGTTTGGCGAACGACACGACGATTGATCTTTTTGCGTTTGATAGGTTTTCGAGTGTTCGCCATAATTAAAATTATCGCTTACTGATTAAGACAAACAGATCATCGACACGCTGTTCAAGTCTTGTAATTTGATCCTTGATGCTTGAGCCTGAGTTTGGCTTTAATTCATTTAGATAAGATTTAATAACCCATCGCAGACCCAGTAACAAACTTGTAGATACGGCGGTTACGCCAACGGCGATACCAACCCATTCGTTGGCTGTCATTTCGCATTGATTCCATAATCAACTTCGCTCCCTGATTTTGGATCTAATGCTTTTGCCAATGGTGCAACCAATGCTCCAGCAAGGATTGCAAACTCTGGTCTGATGTCAGCGACAATTGCCAAAAGGACAGTAATGCCGGAAGCAGCCACAGCTCTTAAATAAGATTTAATTGCAGCCTTGTGTTTATTAGATAGTTTCATGCGTTGCCTCCTAGTAGTGGGATGTTAAAAAACTCTGAATTTTTATCTTGATCTTTTTTGAAACTGACATGGATATGGTGCAAGTGTGGATTGCCTTTATATGATCTCCAACGCCATCCAAGCAATGGGGATGCAATTTTTGACTGATGGATTACATAACTGATGCGACCATTGGTTTTCCCGTATGATCGAATTTGATCTGCCAAATATGCTGAAAGCCCTTTGTCGTCAGAAAGCCGAGCGTCAATATCAATTGCTCGCACGCATCCTGTTGCATCTGGGTTGTGATCGCTCTTTCGTGTGCTATGTCTAGCATCACCAATCCACCCATCAGATTTACGCAAACGCTCTGGGAAGCAATCATCAATTTGCTCCCGTAATTGAACAGCTGCTTTAGATAGGTAAGGCTTCATTACAAGCCTAGAGCCGTCAAATCCTCAACAGTTAAACCAAGTGCTGCAAGTTTAGCCTGTGCTGCTTTTTTGGCTGCTGCTTTTGCATTAACTTCGGCTTTTTGTGCTGCTAGAAACGCAGTCCAACCTGATTTTATTTCTGCATCAGTTGGTTCAATTTGAGTTTCATCAAGCCACTCAATTTCATCACCTCGCAAATTAAATTTTGCGTTTGGTCTGATAAACTGAATTGCCGATAATTTATCTTGGAATTTCATTATGCACCTATTTCTAATAAAACTATGGTGGATGTTGCGCCATCATATTGACAGCCAACCGCACTTCCGCTTACATCATTTCTCATTCTTGTCTTGTATGTTGTTGCAGATGTTGTGGCTGGTGCATCTAAAAATTCACAAGATGCTGAACCAATAACATTCCATAATGCGCTGGCAGTATAACCTGAACTTTGCGCAAATTGAATCAAACTTGTTCCACCTCTTAAAAGTTCTATTTCAAATCCATTAGTTGAATTATTTGCATTTTTATAACATCCATTTTGTGTTACAAGAATCAAAACTTTAGATGTTGCTGAACTTGGAGTTATGTTTAGAGTTAATCCAGTATCTGAAAACGAATCTGTTGACGTTGAAAATCCTGTTGAATAAGTTGTTGAAACAACTTGCAAAACTTTACCACCGCCAGCAGGTGCGCTCCAAACCGGAACTCCGCCTGAAACTGTGAGGACATTTCCTGTGCTGCCAATTCCAAGTCTTGTATTGACATTTGCAGTCGATGAACGATATTCAATATCGCCAAGAGTTGTTGATGGATTTAGGTTTTTGGTTGTTGTATCAACAGATGAACCAAGCGTGCGGATAGCAGCTGCGCCATCTTTAACCAACGCAGTATCGTCAGGCGTTGTCCAGCCATAGTTTGTAGTAGTTGCCATTTTTCTCCTATTATCAGGCTACGATTGTAGCGTATTCCCATGTCAAAGTTGGATCAATTGTGTTCCATGCCTCCGTGATCGGCACAGTATTCCAGCGCATCGCCACTTGGCTGAACGCCACCGGTGAAAGATTGATGGTTAGGAATAATTCATTGAACCTTGTGCTCCAACGCCATCCCTCGACATACCCCTCAAATTCGCCACCTGAGATTTGGTCTGGCAGATTTTGGATGTTTAAGGGTTGACCCACAAACACACCCAAAAGATTATCTCGATCGCTGTTGTCTATCTCTGAATTGGTGATTGGAAAAGTTATAGATTGAAAGGCTGGTAATGGAAAGGCACGCTGAGCAATGTATCTATCCGCAACCTCTTGAGCATCTACACCTGAATGAATAGCGGATTGAATGCTTTGTGCCTTGTAGCCATAAAGGGCAATCGATTGTGGACTTGATGCAGTTGCCTGTGAGTTAAAGTTGTTTCCATAATTAATATAAATATCGTTGCGAATATCGCCTGATCTTGTGATAGTTGATAATCCTTGACCTAAAGCATGCCTACCATCTAAATCAACATAACCATTGGCTGCTAAATAAGTCTGCCTATGGTCTGCATCGGCATAACCAATATCTCCATTAGGTGCTTCATAAAGATAACCAAATGCGCTATCGGCAATAAAACTTGCTATGTTATAGACAGTATCAGGATCAGCGGATCTGCTTGACATTGTATAAAGCCCTGGTTGATCTATTTCACCAAGACCCTGATTGCCTGTTGTTGCCCATGTTTCGGTTGCGTCATAAGTTGCCCAAGTTGTAGCTGCTGGAACATCATTCCAAGATGCCAGCAATACGCTGGATAACAATTCATAAATCTGGTCGCCATCCTCATCTTGTGATAAATTGTCATTGTAAATTTCTTTGGCAAGTTTAACTAATGAACCCATTGCTAAGATTGAGTAATTAACAACAGTTGCCAATGCTCCAGTTCTTTGAACCTCAACAGTCAAATCAGTAACATTGCCACCAAATAAAGTGACATAAGTTCCAGAACTGTTTTTAACTTGCAAACTTAAACTATCATTAATGTCAAATGGTAAAGTTTGTCCAGATAATGCGATTAATGATATTTGTAAATAAGACGGGTTTGGTTGAGTGTAAATATCTGTGCGACCTGCTTGGTGGGCAATATCGCTTATTGCAATATTCGTGTAATCAACACCAGCAACAGTTAGTTTCCAGTCAGGCGTCCAGACTGTCATTATTGAAACACGTTTCCACGTCCTCCACCAAATGTGGGGGTTGATCTTGCTGAACTATCAACTAAAACTTTTTGCACAGCTCTTGCAGCGCCCTCTGGATCTATTGCTTGAACTGAAATGTTGTTTACTATTGTGCGGCTTTCTCTAGTATTAGCATTTTCAATTGGCAAAGATGGTGCGCTTAAATCTCCGCCACCTGCTAATTGAGATAAACCATAAGTCGCAGCAACTCCAGCGATAGCAGCAGCAGCTAATCCAACTGATGTTCCACCTGTTGCAAAAGCAGTAGCAATAGCAGCACCAGCAGCCGTAGTTCTTAATACTTTCATAGCTGTAATCAAAGTGCCAATTGCTG